AATTAGAATTTACCCCAGGAGGAAGAAGATAATGGCAGGCTATTCAGCACGACAATCCAGCTTTACAACAGGTGATACTATCACTGCTGCTCACAGCAATGATGAGTTTAACCAAGTACTAGCTGCATTTCACGCAACAACAGGACACACACACGATGGAACATCGGGTGAAGGTGGACCTGTAAGTACACTTAGAGACTCAGATGCAAATAATAAAATATTAGTTGATACAACTAATAATCATTTAGAATTTTATGTAGAAGTATCATCTTCTGCAACACAACAGTTAAGAATACAAGATGGTGCTATAGTACCTATTACAGATAATGATATAGACTTAGGAACTTCCTCTCTTGAGTTTAAAGATTTATATGTAGATGGTACAGCATATGTTGATGCTATTAATTATAATGGTACAGCTATAAGTGCTACAGCTGCAGAATTAAACATTATGGATGGTGTTACTTCAACAGCAACAGAATTAAATATATTAGATGGTGTAACTTCTACAACAGCAGAATTAAATATATTAGATGGTGTAACTGCAACAGCAGCAGAAATTAATTTAATAGATGGTGATACTGCAAGAGGTACTACAGCAGTTGCAGATGCAGATGGTATTCTTCATAACGATGGTGGCACGATGAGAATGACTAGTGCTGCAACATTTAAAACATATTTTACAAGTGGTGTATCTTCAGCAGCAGATGACATAACTATTGGTGATGCTGCAGTTACTTTATCAACTTCATCTGGAAACATTACAATTGATGCTACAGCAAATGATACAGATATTATATTTAAAGGAACTGATAATAGTTCTGATATTACTATGCTTACACTTGATGGTAGTGAAGCAGGTAAAGCAACATTTAATAGTGATGTAGTTGTTGGTGGAGATCTTACAGTATCAGGTGATGATATTGTTATGGCTACTAACACTGCAGGTAATTTATTAATTGCAGATGGTACAAATTTTAATTCAATAGCAGTAGGATCATTATCAGAAATATCTACAGTTGCTGATGATGACGTATTTTTAGCAGTAGATACTTCAGGTGGTGGACTTAAAAAAATTGCAAGATCATCTATAGTTTCAGGACTTGCTACATCTTCTGCAATATCAAATGTTGCAGATGATAGCACTCCACAATTAGGTGGTGATCTTGATATGAATGGTCAAGATATTGTTACTACTTCAAATGCAGATTTAGAATTAGCCCCTAATGGTACAGGTCATGTAACTGTTAAAGGTAATACAAATCCAGGTACAATTCAATTTAATTGTGAAAATAATTCCCATGGACAACAGATTAAAGGTGCTGCACACTCAATAGGTAGTTCAGCAGTAGTAACTATTCCAGATATTACAGGAGAAATGATTGTTGGTAAAATTGAGGGAACTAATTTTACAGATAGTTTATTACTTGGACACGCAACACATGGTACTTTAAGTTCTGCATCACAAAACTTAGGAGTTGGTGTTGCCGCACTAGATGCTTTAACTTCTGGAGATGATAACTCTGGTGTTGGATTTGGAGCTGCATCTAGCTTAACCACTGGTTCAAAAAATACAATGATTGGTAGTAGATCTGGAGTGTCTTTAACAACTGCTTCCGAAAATACTATTGTTGGTTATCAAGGATTACAAACAGACACAACATCTGGAAGTCAAAATACTGGTATTGGTATGGAGGTTTTAAAAGGAGTTACAAATGGAGATTACAATACTGCAGTAGGTTATAAAGCTGGGGATGCTATTACTGAAGGAAAAGGAAATGTAGTAATTGGAGCAAATGTTGATGTATCTAGTAACACAGGTGATAGACAATTATTAATTGCTGGTTATGATGGCACAACAACTACATCGTGGATTACTGGAGATAGCAGTGGTATTGTTACTTTTGCAGATGACATAAAAATTAAAGATGATGGCACAATAGGGTGTGCAACCACTGCAAATGCAATAACTATTGAATCAGATGGACAAGTTGTTTTTAACAATGATATTGGTGTTGGAGATGATCTTTTTATGCAATCAGATTCAGCTGTAATTACATTTGGTAATAATACTGAAATAAGATTACAGCATAATCACAATTCTGGTTTAACTTTATTACATACAGCAACAGGTGATAATAGCACTGTAAATTTTACTTTAGCTACTGACGAAGCTGATATTGCTGCTGATGATGTTATAGGTCAATTAAATTTCCAAGCAGTAAGTGAAGGAACTGGTACAGATTCAAGATTAGTTGCTGCAAGTATTGCAGCTGTATCTGAAGGTGATTTTGCAGCTGATAATAATGCAACTAAATTAAGTTTTAGAACTGCAGCTAGTGAAACTGCTTCTGAAAAAATGTCATTATCTTCTGATGGTACTTTAACTGTTTCACATGATGTTATTTTAGCAAACGATTCTTTTGTACAATTTGGTAATACTAGTGAAAAAATAGTAGGTGATGGTACAAACTTAGATATTCATTCTGGTGCAAACGTAGATATTAATGCTGCTTCTTTAAATGTAGTAAGTGCAAATGCAAATATTGCAAACTTTACATCTCAAGGTTCTAAAGTACTTGTGATGACTAACTCATCTCAAAGTGTAATATTAGAAACAGATGTATCAGATAAAGATTTAATACTTAAAGGCAATGACGGAGGATCAGTTATTACAGCAGCTACTTTAGATATGTCAGATGCTGGTACTCTTATATTAAATCACGATCTTGTAATAGCAGATGATGGACAAATAGGTTCTGCCTCTGATACAGATGCAATGGTAATTTCATCAGGTGGAGTTGTAACATTTAGTCAAGCACCTGTTGTACCTATAGGTGGTTTAGATATAGACGGGGCAACAGATATAGGAGCTGATCTAGTAGATGCTGATTTATTTATAGTAGATGATGGAGCAGGTGGAACTAATAGAAAAGTTGCAGCTTCTAGAATTAAAACTTATATTGGTGGTGGTACACAATGGCAAGCAGTTAAAACAGCTAACTACACAGCTTCAGCAGGACAAGGAGTATTTGCAAATACAACAAGTAGTGCATTTACTGTAACATTACCTGCAGGAACTTTAGGAGATGAAGTAACAATTGTAGATTATGCAGGAACATTTGATTCAAATGCATTAACTGTAGCAGCTAATGGTTCAGAAAAAATATTTGGATCTACAGATGACCTAACAGTATCAACAGAAAGAGCAGCATTTACTTTAGTATTTACAGACTCAACACAAGGTTGGTTATTTAAAAACGATTAATAGGAGAGTTGATTGACAACTTATAGACAAGTAAAAGGTTACAGTATTAAGTCTGTATCAAGTGATCCCTCTAATGTTAAAGAAGGGCAAATTTGGTATAATTCTGCAGCAAAAAAAATAAAACTTGTTCCAAAAATTTCAGCATGGTCTAGTGGTGGAAATTTAGGTACAGCAAGATATGGAGGCGGTTTTGGTTTTACGCAAGACACTGCTGCAATTGCAGGAAATGATCAAGGAGGTGGGGCAACAGGAAAAACTGAACTTTATGATGGTACTTCTTTTACTGAAACTGGTGATTTAAGTCAAGTAGGTTATAGAAGAGCATTAACAGGAGCACAAACTGCAGGTTTAGCAGTTGGAGCATATGCTGCACCATCTATTAGAAATTGGGTTGAAGAATTTGGAGGATCTTCTTGGACAACAGGAGGAGCTTTTCCATCTGTAACTCAATTTGGTTCTGCAGCAGGAACTCAAACAGCAGCTTTTTATGGAGGAAGTTATACAACTGGTACAGAAGCCTATAATGATTGGTTTGATTATGATGGCTCAAGTTGGACAGCTTCATCACCAAGTTCTGCTCATTATGGACAACAAAGAGGTTTGATGGGAAATGCCGCAGCACAAACAGCAGCAGTTGCAGTTGGAGGATATGATCCTGGAGGATCAGCAATAAATAATACAGAATCTTGGAATGGATCTTCTTGGACAACAGGTAATACTGCACCTATTTCAGGATGGGCTTGGGGATATGCAGGAATTAGTACAGCTGGACTTATTTTTTGTCATGCACCTGGATCTAATGATGAAGCTCTTTCATGGGATGGAACTAATTGGGCAGTAACAGCAACTTTATCTACAACAAGAGCATCTGTTCAGGGAGGTGCTGGAACATCTACTGGTGCAATACAAATGGGAGGAAATGTACCCCCAGGAAATTATAGAAATCAATCAGAAGAATTTACAGATTCTATAACAACAAGAACAGTGGATGTATCATGACAGATTATAAAACTATTCATGGTAAAAAAGTTAAATTTCTTTCAAGTGATCCCCCTGCAGCAGTAGGTGAAGGTCAAGTATGGTATAATGGAACAGATTATAAAACAGCTATTGGATCTGTAGCATGGGCTAGTGGTGGAACTTTAAATGTCCCAAGAGTACAAACTTATGGGGCTGGATCACAAACAGCAGGATTAATATTTGGAGGAGAAGGTTCTCCAGGGGAACGAAATCAAACAGAAGAATATAATGGAACTGCCTGGACTGCAGTTAATAATATGCCAGCAACAAATAAAGATCATGCTGGTTTTGGAATTCAAACAGCCGCTGTAGCTTGTGGAGGTAATCCAAATACTACATCTATTAATTATGATGGGACAAATTGGACAGCATCTCCAGGATCATTAAACACGGGAAGATCAAACGCAGGTGGTACAGGCACACAAACAGCAGGATTAACATTTGGAGGTCATCCAAATATAACAGCAACAGAAGAATATAATGGGTCATCTTGGACAACAAATCCTAATGCTTTACCTGCAGCTAAATCAAATATTTTTGCAACAGGAACTCAAACAGCTGCTTTAGGTGCTGGTGGAGGACCACCAACTTCAACAAATGTTTATGAATACGATGGTTCTTCTTGGACTGCTGGAAATGCATTACCTTCAGGAACAATTGATGCAAGAGGTGGTGGAACACAAACTGATGCTTTATATGCTGGTGGTTATTTGCATCCAGGAAGTGGTTATCCTACTACAACTCTTGGTTATGATGGAACAAATTGGTCAACAAAACCAGCTTTAGCGGCAGGAACTGCAGGTGGAGGAGCAGGTCAAAGTGCAGCTCCAGCAACTGCTAATTGGATAGCAGGAGGTAATCCAAGCCCATCTATTGCAGCTACACAAGAATTTTCAATTACAGCTATAGAAAAAACAATAACAGATAGTTAATAACAATTAAGGAGATACATGGCAATATTTATATATGGTACAGCTACTAACACAGGAAAAGGTTTTTTTACTGCACAAGACAGAAGAGACTTTTTTTTAAGAGGATACGAAGGACATGATGGTTCAAATCATGTTAATGTGTGGGTAATTGGTGCTAATGAAAAGGGAGCATTATGGTTAGCTGAAAAAAATGGTGTTGAAAAAACTAAAACAGAAGCACAAAATTTAGTTAATGCAGCAGTTACTTTAGCACAAAATAATTATGATTCTTTATCTGATGAAGAAAAAGAACTACGTTTTAGTGGTAGACCGACAGCAATAACAATCCCTTAAAAATTTAAATGTCAACTTATCAAGAATTAAAAGGACTTAAAGTAAAATATTTATCTGCTGATACATCGGGAGATAGAGCAAAAGAAGGAGAAATATTTTATAACTCTGCTTCTTTTAATCTTGCATCTCATATAGCAGTTGGTGCATGGGCTAGCACATCATCTTTATCTACAGCAAGAGAATCTGCAGGTGGAGCTGGAATACAAACAGCAGCTATGGTTTTTGGTGGTAGAAATGAAGTAGATGGACCTTCTACAGGTGGACCTAATCAACAATACAGCCTTAATGAAGAATATGATGGAAGTGGTTACTCTACAGGTGGAGCTTTAGTTCAAGGTCGACAAGGTTTATCAGGAGCTGGAACTCAAACAGCTGGTTTAGGAGTTGGTGGATATCATCCTCCTTCACCTGGACCAAAAAGTTTAGTAGAAGAATATGACGGATCAAGTTGGTCAGAGGTAACAAATCAACCAACTGCAACATTTGGACAAGGTTCAGCTGGAACTCAAACATCAGCTGTAGTTTTTGGTGGTAGAGGAGGATCTGGAAGCACCTGGACCAACGCTACTTATGAATATGATGGAACTAACTGGACAACAGGTGGGGCTATGGGAACTGCAAGAGTTTTAAAAGGTGCTGCAACAGGAACTCAAACAGCTGCACTTGCTGTTGGTGGTGATTTAAATCCTCCTGGTGGTACAACTGATAAAGTTGAAGAGTATAATGGATCAAGTTTTAGTGAAGTAAATGCTTATCCTTCAAATATTCAAAATAATGGTGTTTCAGGTATTCAAACTTCAGCTTTAAGTTTTGGTGGTAGTGTTCCTCCATATACCACTGCAACTAATAAATACGATGGTACAAGTTTTACAGCTACGGGATCTTTAGGAGCAGTTATATCAGGACAACATACTTTAAAAACTGCATCTAATAATTCAACAGGTTTATCGATGGGTGGCTATGGAGCAAGTTCATATGTAGGAACTTCAGAAGAATTTAATTCATCTATAAATACAATAACAGCTGCAGCATATTCTTCAGGTGGAACTATGAATACTGCAAGATACAATGCTGGTGGCTTTGGAACACAAACGGCAGGTTTAGCAGCAGGAGGTTATGATAGCACTGATAGAACAAATAATAGTGAAGAGTATAATGGTACATCATGGACTGAAGGAAATAATTTAAACAATGTAGGTGAAGGCGGAGCTAGTGCTGGAACACAAACTAACGCTGCTTATATGGGTAGAGGTGCACCACCAGCAACAAATAAATTTGAAGGATATGATGGAACTAGTTGGACTAATTTAACAAATTTACCACACAATTTGTGGTATGGAGGTGGAGCTGGAGCTGGGTATACTTCTTGTTTAGTTTTTGGAGGATCTTCTCCACCAGTCGTAGCTAACACAGATTATTGGAATGGATCTTCTTGGACAGAATTAGCTAGTTTAAATACTGCTAGAGGAACTATAGGTGGAGCAGGATCATCTTATGACGCTGCATTAGCTTATGGAGGAGAACCTGGTAGTGGTGTATTAGTTGAAAGTTTTAATGGGACAGCTTGGACAGAAGTAGGAGATATGGTAAGTGATACAGATGTTCAAAGTAGTGGAGGAACTCAAACAGATGCTTTTGCTTATGGTCCAGGAGCAGTAAATATGACACAACATTGGGATGGAACTTCTTGGAAAACTGCACCTAATTTAGCAAGATCTGCTATTGGTAGAAGTGGTACTGCTAACACACCAGCAACAACTAATATGATTTTTGGTGGTTATCATCCACCTGGAACTACATATAGTGGGGCTACAGAAGAATTTACAGCAGAGTCATCAACAACTGCAACAGCTAAAACAATTGACTTTGATTAATGTCTAGGATTAGTTTTAAAAATTTTACACCTAGACCTAAACCAAGAAAAAGACCTAGAAGACATAAAAAAAATTTAAATAAAGAAGAAAAAAGAATGAAAAAAAAATATAATCGACAGGGGAGATAATGGCGACACCGAGTAATATACAACTACAAAAAGGTGCAATAACACCTGCTCAAACAGAACAGACAGGAACTAAATCTGCTGTAAGTTTGATTGATAGTTTGTTAACACAACCTAGTTTACCTCAGGGTACTAGTATAGCACCACAAGCACAAAATATACAATCTAATGAATTATTAAATACACCAGGTGTGCAAGGAACTTTAGCTGCACAAGCTGCACAAGCAACAGCACCTGCAGCTACAATGGGAACAGCTGCAACAAGTCAACAAGTTGGGGCAGTAACACCACAAACAGCATCACAGTTTACAGCTGCAACTATTGGTGCAGCACCTACTATGACTGCTGCACAAGGAACTGTAACAGCTCCTATGACTGCAGCCCAACAATCATTAGCTAGTATAGATTCAAGAGCAACAGTACAAGGTCAGTTAGAAAATATCTCTCAAGACATTCAAACATCTTTACAACAAGGAACACCATTACCTGCATTTGCTAGAGGTGCTGCTGAAGCTGCCAAAGCTACTATGCAATCTAGAGGACTAGGTGCTTCTACAATGTTAGCTGAAGCATTAGCTGAAGGTATATTAAAATCATCTATACCTATAGCACAACAAGATGCTGATACTTATAAACAAGTTATATTTCAAAATCTAGCAAATAACCAACAAGCTGCAGTTGTTAATGCACAAGCATATCTACAAATGGATATGGCTAATTTATCTAATCAGCAACAATCTAATTTACAAAATTTACAAGCAAGACAACAAACTTTATTAACTGATAATGCTGCTAGAAATGCTGCACTACAATTTAATGCTACAAGTCAAAATCAAGTTAATCAATTTTATGACACTCTTAGTACTAACATACAAACTCAAAATGCACAAAGAGCAGATTCTATTGCACAATTTAATTTAGCAGAAGAAAATAAAGTAACAGCATTAAATGCAAAAAATGCTACAGCAGTAGCTGATGCAAATGCACAAAGAGAAACTGCAATATCACAATATAATAAAACTTTATCTGATGCAAGAGAAAGATTTAATATTGAAAATCAAAGAATTATAGATCAGTCTAATGCAACTTGGAGAAGATCAATTAATACTGCAAATACACAAGCAGTCAATGCAGCTAATGAAGCTAATGCTGCAAATCTATTAAACCTATCTAACTTTGGAATGTCAGCACTATGGCAACAGTGGAGAGATGAGGCATCTTGGGTAAACACAGCTTCACAAAATGATTTAAATAGAAACCATAACTTAGCTATAGCAGCGTTAGAAAGAACTACTGCATTTGATTTACAGAATGAAGCACAGAAAGCTGCACTTTATGGATTACTAGGTCAGTTTGGTATGGAGATATTTGCAGAATTTTAAGGAGATATAAATGAGTAAATCAAAAAAAATGAGTCTAACTACATTATTTAATAATGCTGCAACAAATAATTTAGGATTTGTTAATGATGCAGTTAATACAAACTTTGATGCGGGTAAAGTTATTGAAAGAGTAACTGGATTTGGTAAAGGAAAAAATCTTGAGGATATTAGAAGAGCAGAATATAGGCAAAAACAATATGAAAATTATTTAAGAACTATTGATAGATTAAATGTTTCTAAAAAAACATTACCAGGTAGAGTTAGAGGTGGATTATTTACAAGAACAGATTCTCCAGTAGGTAAAATTGCAAGAGTAGGATCAAATGTTGCAAATACAGCTACAACTTTAAATTCAATTTTATCAAAGTATCAAGACAGATTTTTAAAACTAGCACAAGCTAAATACTATCAAAGAACTACTAAGGCATAATATGAAAAATAAAGATAACTTAACAGAAGTAGAATACAGCCCATTTGATACACCGATACCAGGTCAATCACTAACTGATGAACCTGCTAACTATCCTTGGGAACACCCACCACAATATACAGATGTAGATCAAGTATTAGATAAAATGTATGATACATTAACTAAACCTACAGTTGCAAGAGAACTAATAGCTATGTTAGATGCAGGTGTACCTGTTGAAGCTATTGTTAGAGTAATTACATTTGGAGGTTTTATGGAAGGTAAATTTAATCCAGATGTAGGTTTTACAATGATAGAACCTTTAATGAATTTAGTATCTGCAATAGGTATTAGAGCTGGAGTTACAAATTTAAAATTATCTTTAGAGGATTTAGGTAGTGATGACTTTATTAAAGACATGGCTGATCTACAATCTGCTAGTGAAGAAATAAAACAAATCAGTAAAGATGTTGCTGAATCAGTGCCTAGTGAAGAAAAACCACAAGGCTTATTAGCAAGACCAGAGGAGGAAACTACAGATGGCAATTAACCCATTACTTCCAATTTTAATTGGTGCAATGCAAACTAGAAATGTAATTAAAGATCAAAATGAAGCAGAGTATGATGAAGTTACTGGAGCATTTATAGACGCAGCAGCTACAGAATTTTTTGCAGATAAAGCAAATCAAAAGAAAAGAATTGAAACTAATGAAAAATTTTATAAAGCAACTGAAAGTAGATATGGAACAAATGTAGCAGAGTTTGCAGCAAAAAATAATTTATTTGAAGGATATACACAACCTGCTGCTTTTTTAAATGATATTGAAGGTGGCACAATTATGCCTGTAGAGTTTAGAAATAAATTAAGAGGAACTAAAAAAGATGGTAAGATAGATGATACGTTTTTTAAATCTCAAGGATTTAAAACTACATTTGCACAGGATACAAATTTAGCTAAACAACAATTAAAAGATAAAACTGTATTTGCTCGTGACAATTTAAATAAAGGTGCTGTATCAAATTTAGCAGATCTATACTTAGATACTAAAGCTGATAAACAATCACCAATTAAATCATTTTTATTTGGTAAAAAAACACCAGATGTAACTGCAATGGCAGCAGGATTTGAGCAAGGTTTAGAAGAAACAGAAGCTAAATCAGTTGTTCCAGAAGAAACAACTACAATGGCTGATGCATCCTCATTAGCAGCAGATACAAATCTAATAGATAAAAAATTAGGTTTTGAAAAAACATTAAGTATTGGATCTGTTAGAGAAGTTGATTCAGCAATTGCCTCAATATTTAATTTAGAAAATGTTCAAATAACTAATGAAGGTCTAGTTTTTCCAGAAGCATATAGATTAAGAGCATTGGCTATAAAAGATAAAATGTCTGATTTAGCACAAACTGGATCTTTTGCAGATGTTACAACGTTAACAAATGCTGCAGCTTCATTTATTGAACAAAACTTTTTTAGCACTTTACCAAAAGCATTTTCAAATTATAATGTTAAAAGTAGTATAGATAAACCTGTAAATGCTACATCTGATTTTTCAATTGATACTAATAATGTAGCAAGTCTAGGAAAAAATTTTAATACTATATTTGGTAGTTTTGTTGATAATCCAGATACACCAGAAGTTGAAACACTTAAAGACTCTGATTTAGTTTTAAAACAAACTGTAGCAGAAAGAACTGGAAGATCAAAAGGTGAAACATCTGTTGCATCAGGAAAATTTTTAATGACTAAAAATGCTTACACAGCTATAAAAAATTATATTGAAACAATGGATAGTGTAGCATTACAAAAAGCATATATACAATATTTACCTAAAAATTTAATGATACAGGTAGGCACTGATAATGTTGTACCTATAAATAATAGATTAAACGCCACATTTGGATTTACAACATTTTAATTAAATGACAACTAGCGGAGACATTGTAGTTAATGAGGATGCTAATGATAAATTAGCTAAATTAACTAAAGAACAAATAGAAAAAAACGAACAGTTGTTTGATACTATGGTAGTTCAATCACCAGAGTATAAACCAACAGACGCAAAAGCTATTGTTGCAATGGCTAAAAATGATGACGGATCTATTAAATGGACCTTTGATAATATATATCAAAATAAAAATTTAGCTTCGGTTGCAAAAGATTATTATGGAACAAGAGATAATGAAACTCTTACAAACAAAGAAGCTATTGACAAATTTATAAGTGATAGAACTTGGAAACAATCTAATACTTTATCAATAGGAAAAGAATACAAATATATTACAGGTAATGCTGGGGCTGATCAAAAAGCAAGACTTGCATATTTAACTAGAACTTGGAATGAATTACCTAATTTTTATGAAGAGGGTGGTAGAGGTTTTGTAGATGGTCTTGTAAAAAATTTAGGTGTTGCATTAGTAGATCCTTTAAATATTGTAGGTGGTGGTATAGGTGGACTTGTAGGTAAGGGAGTTGTTAAAAAAGCAGCAGGTGAAGCTATTAAAAAATCTACAAAAAAACAAGTAGGTAAAGAAGTTGCAAAAGATATTATAACAGATCCTGATACTTTAGCATCTATATCTAGTAAAGTTAAAACAAAACAAATATTAAGTACAGCTACAACTGTTGGTGCTGTAGATGCTGTTGGGTTTGCAGCTGCAGATATTGCTGCACAAACAACAGAAAAAGAAATAGGTATTAGAGAAAAGCTAGATCCTAAAAGAACAGCTCTAGTTTCTATTGGTGCATTTGGTACAAGTTTTATTACTACTGCTGGTATTAGTGGAGTGACTAGGGTATTAAGAAATAAAAATGCACAGCAAGAAGCAACTAATTTAAATCCACTTATTAAAGAAGGATCTGAATTATCTGATGAAGCACTTACAGGTAAGATAGGTATTAAAAATAAACTTGCTAGAAAATTAGCTGATCAATATGATTTTGTAAAAGTATTACAAAAAAATCTTACAGGTGTTGAAGGATCTGCAGCAGGATTAAAAGCTGCTGTAAAAAGTGGTAAGTTTAAAGTAGACCCTGTACTTATGCCATACTTTCAATTAAGAATGGCTGCAGCTGCATCTACTAGATCTAATGATTTTATTCTTAGTGGTTTTTATATGCCACCTAGTAGATTATCTGGTGAAGCTAGTTTTATAAAAGGTAGAAGTAAAGGTTTAAATGAATTACTAAAACCATTTGATGATGTAGCAGAAACTAATTCATTTTTATTATATGTAATGGCTAAAAGACAAAAAGGATTAATAGATAATAATCCAAAATTAAAAGAAGAGTTGCCATTAACTACACAAGAAATGAATAAGATTTTAGATTTTGGAGAGTTATCTTCTTCAGCATATAGAAAAAAATATAATGAAACATTAAAAAGAAAAGCCGATACTAAAGTTTATTCTCAAGGTTTAGAGGATATGAAAGTATTTACTGATGAGGCTTTAGAATATCAAGTGTTATCTGGATTATTAAGTAGAGAATCAAAAGATAATATATTAAAAGTAAACCCATACTTTATTCCTTTTACTAGAAAAAAATCTGGATTTGTAAAAAAAGTTATTGGTGGTGTTAAAGAACAAACACAGAAAGTATTAAGAACAGCAAGACCTGGTGCTAAAAAATTAGCTAAAACAAAACAAGAAGGCGAAATAAATTTATATGATAATCTTGTAGATTATGTTTATAAAGCAGTAAATGCATCAGATAGAAACCGTGCAAAATTAGCTTTATATGATATGATTGCAGCAGGTAAAAAATTAAAACAATTAGAAAAAAATGCAATAGTAAAACCTGCACAACCTTTAATTAATTATGCAAAAGTTATTGGAGAATCTGTTAAAAAAAAATATGAAGATGCAGGATTTCAAATATTTAAACCTGATGGAGATAGTTTACCTAATCTAGAAGTTGCAACATTTAGTGGAACATTTAGAGAAGTAGTTGGTGATGCAGATACATTATTTGATGTAGCTTATAGAAATGGTAAAGCAGAAGTTTATGAGGTGGTTAGTCCAGAGTTACAAGAAGCATTTGTTTCGTTTGGATCAAGAGCACCAAACATGATTGAAAAAAATTGGATAACTAATTCATCTAATTGGTTAGCTAGAATATCATCAAGAGCAATTACTTACTCGCCACCATTTGTTGCATTTAACATAATTAGAGATACACTTGCTGGCACAGTAAACTCTGTATTTGGAATTGTTAATAGAGATGGTGTTGGATTTGTTCCAGGTTGGAGTACAGCAAAAGGATTATATACTTCTTATAGACATAATGATTTATATAGAAAAGCTCTTATAAATGGACTAGGATATTCAAGTAGAACAGATTCAGAAAAAATTGTATCACAAAGTATTGATGATGTTTTAAAATATGGTAAAGGTCCAGAAGCAAAAGCATATACATCAAGTGCTAAAAAAATAGCAAACATTGCAATAGGAAAACCAATATGGAAAAAATATGCTAATTTTGTTTCAAAAGTAGAATATGCTACTAGACTAGGAGAATTTAAATTAGCAAAAGCTGCAGGTCTTAGTGATGTAGCTGCAAGTTTTTTAGGAAGAGAAGTTGCAACAGATTTTGGTATGAAAGGATCTAGTCGTGTTTTAAATTTTTTAAGTAGAAATACAATGTTTTTAAATGCAGGACTTCAAGGTTTATATAGAACTGGTAGATTATTTTTTGAAGGAACTGTAAGAGATAGAGCAAGAGTGGTTGCAACTATTGGAGCAACTATTGTAGCACCAGAAATTTATTTATATTACACTAATAAAGATTTAAAAGAATACAAAGAGTTAGATGAAAGAATTAAACAATTAAATTTTTGTATTCCTACATTTAAAGATGATGGAAGATTTGATGGTTTTATATATATTCCAAAACCATATGACTTAGGATTTTTTGCTAACGCTGCAGTTGCAATGATAAAAGGTGTAGAGGCAAAAAGTGCAGGAGCTGGTGTAGCTACTAATTATTTTTTATCCTCACTATCACAAGTTATACCAGGACTACCAATTCCTCAAATAGTTAGACCAGCAGCAGAATTATATTTTAATAAAAATTTTTATATGGGTACACCTGTATTAAGTACTTATGAAAAACCTTTAATTGATAAATTAGCTGTAAGACCTAGTACAAGAAAATTAGCTGTATCTATAAGTAATTGGCTAAGTAATACAAGAGGTATTAATATAGATCTTACTAAAAAAAATCAACAATTTGAAGGTAGTGAACAAAAAGAAGCACCATTTAATTTAAATCCAATTAAAATAGATTATTTAATTAGAGCATATGCTACAGGTTTATTTGGTTATGTGCCAGAAGTTATAAATGCAGCATTTTTTGAAACAGGTGGACCATTTACAGAAACTTTTGGAAATGAAAAAGGATTAAGAATTGAAAAGCCAACACCAGATGTTGATCAAGTTGATATATTAAAAAGACCATGGTCTATTGTTACTAGAAGATTTAAAGGATCTGATGTAATTAAAAATTCATCTTTTCATAAAGAATGGTTTAGAATTGGTAATGAAGCTAGAAAATTAAAAGTACTAGATATATCTAATATAGATTCTGCAAGATTAAATAATTCTAAAGTTATATCTATCTTTGACAGAATAAAAACTAACTTAGATAATAATGATCCATTAATGACTAATGAAGTATTTGTTTATACACAAGTACTTGGAGATACTTTTAATACTGTATTTGAAAAAATGCAAGAGTTTAGAGAGTTGAGAAAAACTATAGAACTTGCACCTAATTTAGATGGAGATGCAAAAAGATTACAAATAAATGAATTATATGCGTTAGAAAATATTATGTTAAAAGAATATTTAGATGGTGTAGCTGAAGCAGATATTGATTTTGTTTTAGAAAAAACTATGTTTGGTATATTTAAAGTACCAACATATGAACCCGCTGATGACAAAAAGAAATCAACATTTAAACGAAGTGATTTTGAAGAATAATGGCTAAACAACCCAAAACAACTAGCGAACACTTAATATCCTTATATGGATATATCACAGGGTTGAAGAGAGAGATTTCACAAATAAAAAATAATCATCTTAAACACTTACATCAAGATGTGGATAAGTTGCATGGGAAGGTAGATAAACTACTATATGCAAT